CACTAACATCCAACACAGCAATCAATGGTATCTTCAATGTTAGCACAGATGCAGATGGCCGTTGGTCAGTTGAGAAATTCAAAGGCTTGATCATGCAGATTGAGCGTGAAGCAAACGTAATTGCAAAAGAAACACGTAGAGGAAAAGGTAACTTCATGATCTGTTCTTCTGATGTTGCTTCTGCTCTTGCAGCTTCAGGAATGTTGGACTATGCTCCTGCAATGTCAACAAACCTACAAGTTGATGACACAGGCAACACATTCGCTGGTGTACTTAACGGCCGTATGAGAGTCTATATTGACCCATATGCTGTTGGTGATTACATCAACGTTGGTTATAAGGGTACTAACCCATATGACGCAGGTCTATTCTACTGCCCATACGTACCACTAACTATGGTCCGTGCAGTTGGAGAAGATACATTCCAACCAAAAATTGGTTTCAAAACTCGTTACGGTATGGTATCAAACCCATTCGTAGGTTCAACACCAGCAAATGGTCTTGCAGCGAGCAAAACAAACCAATACTATCGTATCTTCCGTGTAGACGATATCATGGTATCATCATAAAAAATAATTTAATTTTTAACCTAAGAGGGCTTCGGCCCTCTTTTTTTTAGCCATTTTTTTGTATAAATAGTGATATGGCAGATTTAACAGAAAATTTTAATTACTTACAACCCACCGGTTTTAAACTTGTAATTGACAGAAAGAATTATCCTAACTTGGAATTCTTTTGTCAAACGGTTACGCATCCTGGGCTTTTAATACCAGCGGCTGAGATACCTGTCCGAAGAATGCAGTCAATACCAATGCCGGGTGAATCACTTACAATTAATGAATTATCTGTTGACATTTTATTGGATGAGAATATGGATAGTTATACAGAGATGTATAATTGGGTATTACGAAATCAAATCACTAACCTTGATACACATACTGCTATGCAAAGAGCACAAAAAGCTCCAACATATGCAGATATTACATTATCAATTTTATCAAGTCATAATAATACCACACAACAGGTCAGATATGTTGATGCAATGCCAACATCATTAGGTGATATTCTTTTCCAATCGAATGTACAACAAAATGAAATTACATTTAATGCAACATTTAGATTTAGTTATTTTGAATTAAAAACAGTAAACCAAACAACCGGTTCAATTACTGATTCTTTTAGTATTACAAGCACAATAGGACAATAATATGGTATCAAGAAATAGACAATTGGCATCATCAATTAAAGATTCCAGTGGTGCATTGGCCGTTGATAAATTTAATAATTTATTTGATAATACAATACCACCAGAAACATTAAATTTTGCAACTGATGTCCGTGGTGCTGGTCAGAATGCGCATTGGCTATGGAGTTGGAATCCAACAACATTACCATATGCAAGATCACCAATTACTTTATCCAATGAAAGTGAAATACCTTTATATAAAGCTGGTACATATCAACTGGATAACTTTGCAGCATTTAATACAAATGGAAGCTCTACACAAAATCACAAAATAAGATTAAAATGGATAGAGGAACCTGGTAATGCTAATTTAGTTGATTGGGTTACAATTGATAGTAGTAATACAATTGCATTTGAAGGTGTAACACAAACACCACAAAAAACTGAAAGATTATCTTGGCAGGTACCAGCATCATTTACGGTACCTACATTAAATACATCAACACAACAATATAATATTGGTGCAGAAACAGGGGCATATACCTTTTCTGGTATTGCCACCGGTAGTAATGCAACTCTTGGACCTCTGCGTAGAGGTAATACATATGAATTTTTATTAGACTCTACAACATCTGGTCACCCATTCTATTTGACAACAGATAGTAATGGAGAATGGTCACAAGGTTCATATGGTGGAGAATATACAAGTGGTGTAACAAATTCAAGAGCTGCTGGTAGTACAGGTGTAACAGCAACAATGACATTTGTGGTTCCTTCTGATGCACCCGACACATTAAATTATCAATGCGGTAACCATCAGGCAATGAATGGTACCTTAACAATAAAAGATATGGAAGTTGATTCAAGTGGTGATGGTGAATTATTTTTATATTTTCAACATTCGCAAGAACAACATAAAACAACTGTAAGAATTAAAGAACAACCAACCATTGTTCCACAGATGTGTTTAACATGGGATGGTACAAAAGCAAAATATGTACCACAAGATTTAAGAAATTATATGGACCTTACACCATCATTTGTAACTCGAGTAAGAGAAGAAATTGGTGATGAGGCCTTGGATTCAAACTATACGACATCCCTTATTGATTCTGCATATGTAAACGCAAGAGTAAGTGGTGTTGATTCTGCATCTGTTTCAGCAATTGTTGATTCAAATTATGTAAGTGCAAGAGTTGGTAGTACAGAACAACATACAACCCTTACCCAAAATGGAACACTATATGTTTTAAATGGTAGTGCAAGATGGTATGCACCAAGAGCAGTAACAATTCAAAGTATGGCGGCATATGTTCAGACTGCTCCTGTTGGATCAAGTTTGGAATTAAGGGTAAATAAAAATGGATCCTCAATTCAAACACCAACAATTACTACAGGTAATACTAGTGGTTCACTTACAGGGTTATCGGATACAATGAATGCAGGAGATTATTTAACAGTGGATATTACTGCAGTAGGTTCTAGCACAGCTGGATCTAATCTGAATTTAGTTATAGTATACAAATAGGAGATAAACATGCCAATAAGTGCAGAACAAAAATCAGCATTGGCGAGACAATTTGGTTATGACAGTAGCGAGAATATCGTTCTGTATAGAATTGAAAACGCCACACCCGAAAAGGTAGCAAACCGATTCACCAATTCTCATCTGAACCATCCAAGATCAGTTGGACAGTGGGTAGGCGATATCTTTACTGGTGTTGCTATATGGAATGATTCATCAGGAGAAATTCAACTTTCAGATGATTGCATAGAGGTAACAGAGTAATGTATTTTAAACTAGTAACTGACTCAACGACATTTGGTGGTTCACAAAATCTTAATTATGCATCATATAGAAGATATTTCTGGGAAGATGTTTATAACTTAATTTTGGGAAACATTACAGCCACTTCAGGTCTTAGTACCACAATATTTAATCGAGGTGCTTCTACAATAACAGGTAGTAGACCATCCACTGGCATTTATCATGCCACTGGTGCAAATAGAAATACAACATCATCAGCAACAAGTGATGATTATTTTATTCAATTCTTTAAAAGGCATCATGGATATCTTCAAGATAATACAAATGCTGACATGCAAAGAATGGTTCATATTAGATCCGATGGTAATTATAGTTGGACTCCTAGAATGGGAACAGATGGATCAAATTCTTCCACAGGCATTAATAATGATTTTCCAAATAGTTTAAATGGATTTTTGGATGGAAGTTCTACTTATGATCCTGCATCAGCATTGTTTACTCCTCAATATTGGCATTCAATCGAAGGTATTGTCAATGATAAAGTTTTGGTTCTCAGATTAAATATCAGTCAATATAGTTCTTCTTATAGTGATATGACCTTTATTATGGCAGATCAGGAATATCAAGCAAATTATGATACAGCTCAAAGGGCAACACACCAATATCACTGCCCAACAGTTGCTATATATCATGCAGAAATGGATCTTGAAAATAATAATACTGTTGGTTCTACTAGCACAACAGGTAGAAGAGCAGGTAATCTCATTGGAAAGGTTCAATCCTTTGGTAAAAATGCTATAAATGGTGCTAATCCTAGTGATAGTTATAGCTCATCTTATCATATGGGTCAATATACCACTAACACAAGTTATGACAGTTATCAAAGTTTATTGCCACCACCTTGGTATGAGATACATGGAACATCTCCATTGGCCGATGGTAATAAAGGATTTATAATGCAACCATTATTACATGTACCTCATATCGGAATGGTTAATACAAATGGTGGTGATCATAAAGATTATAAGGAATTTGGAAGATTGATGGGTATTTGGAGAACTGGTGATGATACGTTCTATACAGGTGAACGTGTTACTGATGGTGATGGTAATGCTTATAGAGCATTTAGAGTTTATAAAACAGGTTCTCCAACCACTGGAGACACTGGTTATACTTACCAATGGGGTTATTCTTTAGAACATTCTCGTAGTGCCGTTTATCTATTCCCAGAGGGTGGAACCTAATAAATGCCTACACGTACTGGTTATACAGATTCAACATATCATATAGACACACCTTGGAGTCAAGATGGCAGATCCGCCAACGATTACATTTATGGTGATTCCTCTTCAATTTTAGAGAGACGAGATGGATTAATAAACATTGTGTATGATTATGAAACATTAGATTCGCAGTATTTTATAAATCCAATTCTTGATAGACTAAATTCAGGAGCAGCAGCACCAGTACAGGCATCACTAGATTCTGCAAATAGTTTAATCAGTACACTTAGAGTACAACTTGCCAATGCCGAAAGTGGTGGCGGTGGCGCAATACAAACTTGGAGTTCATGATGGCGACAAAGGCAAGATTACTAGCAAAAACATTTGAAACAACTGCAACAGGTGAATTAAAATTAAGGGGTGAATTTGCAGATAGTTCTGATCCTATTGTATTTCCTATTGAAGTTGTAGAAGGTACTGCAACACTTGCAGATTCAAATGAAGGTGCGATTAATACATTTGATGGCACATCTGTAAGAGCAGCACATTATCATATGATTTGTAATACCTCAGGCGACAGCGATCATCAGGCTCAACAAATATTTGTAACACATAATGGTGATAGTGCAACACTTGTTTCATATGGAACACTTTTACATGGCACATCAACAATTGTATCATATGATTGTAGCATTAATGATTCTGATACAGTAACACTATTAGCAGACCCTCAAGGGCATGATGGTCTTAAATTTTCATTTAAAAGAATTGACACACCAGTGACTACATAACTATATAAATATAAACAAATTAAAGAGGTTCCTATGGCAAAAGCGGCATTTAGAGTAGAAGATGGTTTAATCCCTGGTCACACCAATGCTGACCTTGGACATACATTAGCAAAATTTAGAGACATCCATATGTCAAATGATATGCATATTGATAATGATATACATGTTGGTAGGGATATTAATGTTACAAGAGATGTAAATGCAACACGAAATATAAATGTAACAAATGATTTAAATGTTACAGGAGATTTGGATGTTGATGGTGGTACAATTCTGCAAAACCTAAGTGCACTAGGACCTACAATTAATTTACCCAACTACGATGGTGGTGGCGGTGGTGGTGGCGGTGGTGGTGGAGTTACCGAAGCCGAAGCCATAGCATTTGCAATTGCGTTAGGATAAAAGAATGGCAAAAAAGATTATAGCAACAAATTATAGTATCAATTCTGATAGTGATACAATTACCGTAAAAGGCTTTTATCGCGCAGAACAATTTCAATTAATTACTGATGTGACACCAAATAGTGGTGGAACAATTATATTTAATTTTGCCGATGGTACCAAAGGGCACAAGGGTGCCGTATTTGATGAACTGGCTGAAACAACAACCTTATACTTGGAAACTGATTTATCTGCATATGCAATTGATTCAACATCAAATGTACAAATTATTGTTGATCACCCAGAGATGGAGATTGAGGTTTCGGATTCATTATTGGATCCGGTACACAAAATTCGTGTATCAACCCCAGAAAATCTAATTGATACAGACTTTGAATATGGGTTACAGCCAACAAAATGGGAAACATTAGAACTATCAAATAACGTACCGTCATTCTTTGTTGCTGATGGCGATACAGCACTGGCCATTGTTGATGATATTACAGCAGTTGAAGGTTCTGATGTTATTAAAGTTGCATGTGCAGACGCTCATAACCTTGTTGTTGGTACTCCAATTGATGTTTCAGGTTTGGATTTTAGAACTGCTGAAGGTAAATTCCTTATTGTTTCTGCAGATTCTAATAATTTCTACTATAGAGCAAATGCACCTCAAACAGTAACTGGTTCAATTGGTTCTCTTTATTCTGCAATTACACCAGGTTCATTTTACGCAGGTTCTCAAATTCCTTATAGCCAAGATTCTGGTTTGGAAACAGATGAACTTGATCCATCAACAATTACTGTTAACACACCTGACATTCATGGTTTTGTTGATAATTCGCAATTTTATTTGGTTAATACAATTGCATCTAAATCTCTGAAAGTTGAAGATAATTTAACAGCACCAGATGGTGATCCTTATATTGATAAAAGAAATACATTTACAAAAGATATTAGCTTAGATTTATCAAAAACAAAAACAAATGCATTAAGAGGTAGATATAGTAGATATTTTTCAGCAAGTGATGTTGATGTTGCGGCTAATTCAATATATTGGCCAAGTCATAATTTAAATACAAACTATACCCTTATTTACGTACCACCTGCAGGTGCTGCTCAAATTGGTGGATTGGATAGATTTGAAATTTATTATGTAATTAAAGTTGATAATAATAATATTAGACTTACATCATCATATGGTGGTTCTGCAATTTCATTCAGTAGTGCAGGCGACACAAGTGTTGCTCAACATTCGCTACACTTAATATATGAGTTAAGATATTCGTCTAAATCCTATAGAAACTCATACACATATCATTATACATGGGGTTATTGGTATGGGACATCCAATTATTCTGGTTATGATATGCGCCAATATTCCCAGTCTGATCCACAAACCGGACAAACTTTCTACGGACTAGGTTCTAAGAAAGAAGATGGCTTAATGGTTATGACTCGTAATTATAATTACCCTGGTAGTAGTGCCAGATGGCTAGATTATTATAGACCAGAGTATCAAAACAGTAGAAATAATTACGGTAATAATCATTACATATATACTGATTTTCCTGAATATGATAACCAAACACCATCACTACACCCATCGCGTTGGAATCCAATAGAGGATTTTGGTAGATGGGATGGTTATTCCTGGAATAGTTATACAAATACTTATAGTACTGGATATTTTAGATTCCAAACATATTATTATTCTGGTACTTATAACTATTATTGGTCAAATAGACGAGTCTTTATTTTCCCATTCATTTATGATGAAGAAGCAGATACATTCTTTAGTGAAGATCATGGTCTATCACAAGGGGATACCATTAATTGGGCTACAAAATCTGGTGACGCACCCACCATTAACAATGGATCTTCTATGAGTGACACGAGCACAAATACTGTATTAACCGACGGTAATTATTCAGTTGAAGTTGTTTCTCCAGACAGATTTAAGTTAAGTGGACAAAGAATTCAAACTGCAGTTGGTGATTCAAATGGTGCATATAAACTTGATGGCCTGGTCACTAATCCAAATGCCAATTCATTTTATGTTGAACAACATGGCCTCATTAATGGCGATGAAATGAGATTTGGTACTGTTGGTTCTCCAACAATTCCTAGCGTTCCTACCGGCTCATTAGCACCAAGATGGACATTAAATTCATTAAGTAATGCTCCGTTAATGGCAAATATTGTGAATGATGCAATTGATGACCATATCAATACATCATCTGATTTTTCTGCTCATAAGAACTTTAGAACATCAAATCACAGCGGTAATTCAATTAGATTAACAGAAGGTGGTGGTACTAGTTCTAATGGTATGAGTTATGTTAATCTACAATACTCATCACATAGATTAAGAGTTTATAAAGGTGGTTCTAGAATACTTAGCCATACTGGTAATTCTTCTGATACGAATGTAGGCAGATTTGATCTTACAACACCCCAAAATTTATTTGAAACTTCAGCCGGAAAACCATATGGTGTCTTTAGATTAGCCACACCTTGGCAACAAAATACATCAATACCATTTTATATGGATATTACATTTGGCTCTGATGCTGCTCACGGAAATCCGGATGGACAATTTAGTACAAGTAATTATTGGCAAATGTACAATTACACATACATGGGTCATCGTTATAATTATGTTTATACCGATTATTCATCAAGCAATTATGATGGTAGTTATACAGGACCAACATCAGGTCATTTATGGAGATATTCATTTTCTCATACATATACTGACTACAGCGATGGTTTTACTCAATGTATGATTACACTTGGTAAAGCTACACCCAACGAAGGATGGTCAGGGTATAACACATCAGGTTCAGGGTTAAATGCATATTCATATAGTCGTAATGCTAGAAGTTCATATTCATATGTATATGATGGTAGTTATAAATCAGATGAAATTAATATTCGTATATTCTTTGCTGGCACCAGTTCACTTAATTTCACATCAAGTGATATGGTAAGACTGACGGAAGCAATTATTACTGCCATTGATTCAGAATTTATTAATCCTTCATTTAATATTAATGATACTGTTAGTGCAAATGTTATTAATAATAATAGATTTAGTATTTCAAATGGTGGTGCAAATATTGATATATTAGATAGTGGTAGTGGAATTGATTCTGCAAACTATTTAAAATTTACACTTGATGATGTTCAAGGTGCTGCTGATGGTTCATACAGTGCTGAATCCGTTGGTGAAAGATTTATTAAATTAGATACACCATTTCTTATTGAAGGTAATACAGAGGTCATCAAAGCTGATAGTTCTGATAGTGGTGTTATGAGAATTATTGGTGGACATAATTTCCTATCAGGCACAAAAGTTGTATATACTACATCCGAGGATAGTTCTCTACAAAATCTATCAAATAATAATGAATATTATGTTCATGCGGTTGATAATGAATATTTCCAATTACATAATAACAGTGAAGATGCATTTGTAGGATTTAATCCTATTAATATTGGAACCGATTCCATAAATTCTAATCATACAATTAAAACAACATCAATTGCTGGTAGAAGTTTAGCTACAGGTGGTGTTAATACAACAGCAAATTCTAAAAAGATTGTTGGTGATCAAACTCTCTTTAAACGATTCTTTAAATCTGGTGATACAATTTTTATTAAAAATGATTCATCAACACCAGGTATTTTGGAGGAAAATGAGATTGCTGTTATATCGGATGATGAAAATATGGAATTGGTTAATCCAGTTTCATTCACAAAAACTAATGCACCTCATTTTGTAAAAACAAATATTTATGTAAAACCTGATGGATATTCTGTTCATAGGCCATTTGATGGTGGTGTTGAAATTGGTGCTGGTACTGCTCCACTTTCACAGATAACAAGACAAACCAGAAAATATTTCCGTTATCAATCTGGTAAAGGTATCCAAACATCACTTGCTATTAACTTTAATCCACCCGTGATTTTGGAAACAATTAACTCTAATGGCACAACCGTAAGATGTAAAACAAAGTATCCACATAGACTAACTACAGGTATGCAAATTACAGTGTCTGGAGCATCAGATGCTGATTATAATGGTGTTCAATCAATTGCAACTGTGGAAGATGATTACAACTTCACATACACTGCTGCAGCTGCACCAAACCAGTCTATCCCTTCAGGTATTGTGCAATATGTTGTTAACGGTTATTCTGGTTCATATGTTCGTGCCGGTATGTTTGACAATCAAAACGGATTCTTTTTTGAATGGGATGGTACAGTACTACACTGTGTAAGACGTTCATCAACAACACAGCTATCTGGAACTGTTACAGCAAATAAAGGCAGTGGTCTTATTACCGGTGTTAATACAAATTTCAGTGGACAACTTAATAGAAATGATAAAGTTGTTATTCGTGGACAAACATATAAAGTTGTAAAAATTGTTGGTAGAGACGAAATGTATGTTCAACCTCAGTATAGAGGTATATCTACTGATGGTATTATTCTAACAAAAACAATTGATGTTAGAATTGCTCAATCTGAATGGAATTTGGATAAATGCGATGGTTCAGGTCCTCAAGGATTTACACTGGATACATCCAAAATCCAAATGGCATATATGGATTATTCCTGGTATGGTGCTGGTAAAATTAGATTCGGATTTAAGGATCGTAAGGGTCATGTTAGATATGCACACGAATTTATTCACAACAACAGGTTGGATGAAGCATATATGAGATCTGGTAACCTACCAGCTAAATATGAAATTGAAAATGATGAGGAACCGACCTACGCACCAACTCTATTCCACTGGGGTACTTCGGTTATTATGGATGGTACATTTGATGATGATAAGGCATATCTCTTTACTGCCCCATCTAAAAACCTATCATTTACAAATGGTCAATCAAATAATGTTAATACCACACAAAATTCTGATTTCTACTATAGATATAATAGATCAAGAAGAACATATGAATGGTGGAGAAGATTATATTTCTCATCATCTGAAGCATCTAAATTCTCTTCAGGTACAAAACTTTATACAGCTGATGGAGAACTTGATGGACACGAAGTTGATTATACAGACTTTAGCGGCAATCAGGTAAGAGTTTATATTGACCTAGATCATTTTGGATGGTCAGCACCAAGTGATTACCCTGTTGTAAATAGTGGGGTGGCTGTTAGTGTTGGTGCTCCTGCATCTGGTGGTGGTGATACTGCAGTTAATCTTGGTACATCAATTATTCCACTTGTGTCACTTAGACTTGCCCCTTCAGTTGATAACAACCTAACCGGTGATCTTGGTGAAAGAGATATTATTAACCGAATGCAGTTGAAATTGGCTGAGGTTGGTATGATTCTAACCCACGACTGTGAGGTTAAAC